TTCTCGCGCTCGTATACCAAACGTGGCTGGGACTGTAATGGACTTCCTTGGTGACTTAACCACTTTCACGTGCGTCATTCTTGTGGGACTTGCCCTAATCTACTACTACGCGAACAGAAAATGAGCTTGTATAACAAATTAGTAAAAGAAAAAGACCGTCTTGGGGAAAAAGCGCTTCGCAATCCCAGGACAAGACAGGAGTTGCTCGACCGCAAGCGATGGGAGAGGATTTACGCGATCCTCACCCGCCGTTACGAGTACGGTATAACGGACGCGCTTGACGCCATGAAAAAGGCGGACCAACTCGATGAGGTGGCGTCGGTGAGGAGATTTTAATGGACAAGGAAAGGAAACTTAAGGAGGCACGGAAGGCACTCGAGGAAGCACTGAAGACAGACAAAAAACCACCGAAACCCGTAAAGTTTGAACGACCGCATGGGGATGAGATGCCGGAGAAAACCGGACACATCAACACAAAGGGATTCCACGTCGAGAAGGGCGAGGAAAAGCACACGTACAAGATCATAACAAAACGTGAATACACGTTCCACTACAACATACGCGCCAAGAACGAGGAGGACGCGATGGTAAGGACACTCCAGTTCGTCTCACAGGACGGATCCGGGGTTTACATGCAGGGGCCCATGCAATTAGGCAGACCCCTCATAAGGGAATGGATTGAAACCGTTGAGAAACTGGACTAGGAGAACATTATGGCAAAATCACCATTACAAAAAATAAGGACACAGCTGGACAAGCTCGAAAAGCTTCACGAAAGGGAGGAAGCGATCGTTGAAAAGATCACCGAGATCATTGACGAGGAGGAGGAAAAGGAATTTGACAACGGCGCCGAGACCATCAGTGACAGCTGGGAAGGAACCGGTTAGTGGTTGACACCACGCGCTACAAGAGCGTTGCGCTCAAGATACCGTACTACGAAGCCTTGGTTCTCATGGGGAGGGTCAAGCACCGTGGGCCGGGACAACAGATGATGCACCTTATTGAAAGGGAAGCGTCAGAGAAGGGAATTAGAATAAAGAATGAAAGAATTACTAGACGCGGCAAGAGAGATAAATAAGATCCTCCACGAGGCGGAGAACGAGGGAATGGGATATGACGCCACTCTTGCCAAGCTTAACGAGGTTAAGGTTCACGGCGTGGTGTTTCCAACACTGATGCTCATGGAAATAATAGAGAAGTTCCTGGAAGGATACGCTGAAAGGCAGAGGAAAATCATCTCCAATGACTCTGATGAAATACAAAACAAGTACGAAGACTATTCCAGGAAATGGAACCACAAGGATCTAAATTAGTGGCAAATAAAAATTTTAAACAAACTGGCGGTAAATTCTCATTTCAATATGTAATTCGGAAAGACCTGGCACAAAAACACAAACCTCAATTCACAAAGAGACCAAGTTCTAAGCGTGTATTAAAAGGACGGAAACTCAAGGAGTTGAACTAACAGTGGATCTTGAATTCTGGCATTGGTGGATACTGTCCATGGTAACGATAAACACGGTCATTAATTCCATCGTCTTCATGGTTGGACGTAAGTTTAAAAAGGCTAAAAAGAAATGAGACTGCCCGACAAGATAAGAATTGGCTATCAGGACGTAACCATTGAGCGCGAGAAGGCGAGCTTTTCAAAGCCAACCGATTCATACGGTGAGTATGACCACAGGAAGAACTCAATAACGATACAGTCCGAACTCTCCAATCTTGACGAGGCCAACACGCTTATCCATGAAATATTGCACGGCATATCCTACACCAGTTCACTGACAGTGGGTGGACAGCCACTTGACACTGACAACAAGGAAGAGGTGGTCATAAACCAGATAACAAACGGGTTGGCGCAGGTCTTCAGGGACAACCCCTGGCTTGCGTCTTACCTGAAGGAAAGGTTAAGGTAATGCAGACCTACGAGATAAACCTGTGGCGTGACAAAAAGGTCATCGAAAAGGTGGTCAAGCAGTTTGAAACCGATGATGACGTACTTAAATTCATCAAGGACAACTATGACAAGGATGATGAACTTCCGCGCCTGGATCAGGAAAAAGGCTATCTAAGGCCGAAAAAAAGTAGTATAATAATAACATGGTCAAAGATATCAACCTACGTTCGAAAGAACGCCCCCAGGAGACTGGTACTGGACGATAATGAAAAGGAACTGAAGGACACGCTTGAAAAATCAATTACGAGTGAGGTAATAAATGAATGGGGATACAATGAAATGTTAAGGCACACAAGAAACGCTTATGGGCCTAATCCCAACGCAAAGGGCTACAATGAGTTTCCAGGAAGGGAAGACAGGACATATTATAAAAAATGATGTATAAAATAGTAATAGTTGTGTTGCTCGTGCTTATTCTTTTAAGCACCTGCGGCAGTATTGGATAGGTATTATGGACAGGAAGAAGGGACTTACACCCAAGCAATATGAATTTCTTCAAGTAATTCAATCATTTATCAAGGCAAACGGCTACGCTCCATCGTACGAGGAGCTCAAGCAGCTGACAGGACTCAATTCCAAGAGCGCTGTTCACCAAAGGATGTATTTGCTAAAAAACCGTGGATACCTTGACTTTATTCCACATTCCAGCAGATCACTGTACCTACTATGAACAGTATTGGTATTGGCGCTGGATGCTCAAATGAAAAAAGTTTTTTTCCAAAAGTAGATTTTAGCCAATACCGTAATACCTTTCGTGATTCTCTATGTGTAGTAAGGGATACCGGGTATTGGCAAGTATTGGCAGTGTGATAAAAATGACGATAAAATGATGATTTTGAGGTCAAAATGAGTGAAAAAGATATATATAACAATAAGTTAGCACGGTTGGAAGAAAAGGTCGTCCGTAATACCATTGCCAATACCAGAGATATGGCGTTGAAATACCCACGCGGTGAGGATGGATTGACTGAAAAACAAAGGATTTTCGTTGAAATATACACTGCCAATGAGGGTAGAATGACGCCAACTGAATGCGCCAGACAGTCTGGATACAAAAGGGAGCGTGCCGCAACTACAGCATCAGAGCTGTTGAGCGTCAAGAAATACCCAAGGGTTGTTGCCGCTGTGCAGAAGAAGAGAAGTGAATTAGCTGAAACCCACAGGGTTGAAATGAACAAGCACATTCAGGAACTGGCTAGACTGAGGGACAAGGCACTCGGTGACAAATCACACAGTGCCGCAATTAACGCCGAAAGACTCAGGGGCCAAGCTGCGGGATTGTATGTTGAAAGAAAAGAAATTAGAACAGGATCAATTGATGACATGTCAAGGGAAGACGTTCTTAGACAACTGAAGGAGTTAGGATTAACAGGTGAATTTAAAAAAGAGAATAATAAAACTGTCCTATCGGTCGAAAAAAAATCCGGTAGCGAAGGAATTAAGGACATCACGCCAGTACAAACAGAGAGTAGTTAGGGACAGAACCAAGTATGACCGTAAAAACGGAAACCAACTTTTACAAGAATTTAAAGAAATGTTTGGAAAGTGGGGGTAAGAAATACATAATAACCAGGATTGAGTCATACGTTACGCCAGGATTCCCTGATTGCCTAATATATCACAATGATGTGGGATTTTTTACACTTGAATTGAAAGTGGTAAGGCGTAACAAAAAGGGTATTGGAAAGGTATTGATTTCACCGTTGCAAATCGCCTGGAATACCATTCACATGATTCATGGCGCACCAGTATTTATCTTAATACATGATCCCGGTCGGGGGATCACGAAACTTTTCCCAAGCTCCAAACTCCTTGAACTCCGCGATAATGACTACGATTCAGTGGACGGTGGCCTGTGGACCGGGGCCCTGGGAAGAGAATTCGCTGCGGAACTCCCGAAACTCCTGAAACTCCCGTAAAACAGCCAATTTTTGGTGGACATCTGACGCCTGTCTTCCGCGCACCGGGCGCGCCGGGCGTTCCTCCCTGACAAAACTCCTAGGATTTCCGCCACTTTTCATCTGGCAGCTGCCTGTGCATCCAGGAGCTGGGACCTGGGCGTCTTCCCAGTCCTGAATTTATTCCAAATGAGTTCTTGCATTGTGGATAAGAATGTGGTATAATACATATATAAATAGAAAGTAGGTTATTATGGTAGTAGACCAATCGATTACTGAAGCACTCAATAGGATTGCTGAAAACCAAGAAGAAATGAATTCAATATTAACTAGAATTGCGAATCATTATGACGGGGTTGTTCCCGTGATGACGAGAAACGCAAAGCGTGTTGAAAGGGCACAACAAGAAGCAGAGGACAGCTTTGGTGAAAAGGTAAGAAGTATCTTCAAGCCACAAACCAACTAAAACTCCCAAACTCCGCCATAGCCACCAATTTTGAGTTGGTGGCTAGGAGTGTGTTGTCCAGCGCCCGGCGCGCGATCCCGTTAAACTCCCAAACTCCAACATAGAAACGGGAGATTTCCGGGGTTTTATTTTTGGTGAGCTGGGACTACCGGGGCGCCCGGGATTTCCTGACGGAGATGAATGGCGGAAATCAGCCATTTATTTTCCTGAATTTCCTGTGGACAGATCCAGGAAGTCCTGTTATTATTGAATAACCTGGAATTGCAGGTAGAAAGAGAAGGTTATAATGGATTGAATTACATTGCTTATACCCGTAAAATTGGCTGTTTTAGGCCTTATTATATGGGTTGTTGTTAAACACGGAGTTTGAAGCTCCTGAAGAGTCTCAAGCTCCAAAGCTCCCGGGAGGTCCACCAGTCCGCTGCGGCGACGCATCCGCAGCTGGCTGGAACCGGGCGCCGGGCGTTTAAGTTCCTCCCTCCCGAACTGGACAGTTATCCACAAGATTGTTCAAATCATCATTGATTTCGATCTGGATTGATGGTATTATGTTATTAGAAATAGAGTACTTCCTCCGAACGATTCTTCCTCTGTTTCTCATTTTGCGGAACAGTTAGGAAACTGACCAGAAGCGTGGTCTTCACCACAATTCGAGCATAAGAATTTGGGTGCTTTAGATAAGAATATTCCACCCAATAGAGAGGCATGGTAGTCATATCTGTAAGTCCTCTCGTTAAATTTGTGCAATTAGCTTCGAGCTAGTAGGTGGCACAATGAGGGGTAATGCACATGCGTTAGTCTTAGACTTCTTGC